AATCATGGCATGTATCAATTACGATATTCTTACTTCCACAAAATGGACATGCTTTCAAATCATCTTCAACCACTCTCACAGTCTTTTCCTCCTAAAATGCTAATTTTATCTGCTACTATCCTGCTCGCGGAAACTGTTGCAGAAAAATACTTCATGGATTCTTTCGTGCGTGATCGTCTCGCACTCACGGCAGTTATACCGTTCGCAGTTTATAACTGCACAATCTCTACATAGACACATATCCTCTGTTTGTTTACTGCACTTTGCCATTCCTTTCTCCTTAAAATGTTAATTTTAGCGTATCTCCCACTTGATTCTATCTTCAAAACATTTCTTGCATGATTCGCTAGGATTATGTACGCAATCAGATTTCCTCCTCGGCCACAAACATCCATTAGGATTTAGTAATGATTTGATTATGACTTCCTTTTGCTTCTCTGAACATTTTATTTCAATCACCTCGATACCCTCCTTAAATGCTAACTTCTGTCCCATCCTCTATTATGGCTATCCAACTCATACGCAAACCTAATGCGGCATTTTCTGCAAATAGAAAAGGAAATAAGGTTATCCCCTCCATCGCGGACAATGTTCATTTCTTCATTTCCTCCTTCTATGTTTTTATTTCCACAAATCATGCAGTTACACTCTGATTTTTTAAACTTTAGCATTTCTCCATTCCTTTCTCCAATTCTCTCGGAAAGTTGGCGGCGGCCGGAGTCGAACCGGCACCCTCTTACTTTCCACCATGGTTATGCCAGGAATCGAACCTGGACTTGTGTACCACACACCGCCACTAAATCTTAATTTTTCATACTCTCTGGAATAGCCTCAGGATAATCAAATATATTCCATTGTGCCTCTGCCTCTTTAAGCCTTTTATTTGCCAAGTCAAAATAATACCGGTTAATCTCAAACCCTACATACTCATAACCTCTGTTTCGGCAGGCCACCAAAGAGCTTGCGCTACCTACATGGGTATCAAGTATGGTATCACCTGCTTTTGCATACTTATCCAATAGCCACTCATATAGTGCAACCGGCTTCTGGTTCGGATGAATCCTATACTCCTTGTTATCCATATGCTCTTGCATCATTCCATGCCATCTATAACGATACTTTCTTACTGCTGTTTTAAAACTGGTCCATGCAAGCTCGCAATCCGCAAAATCATTGGCCCCATTGTCTTTATCCCATACAATCCAGCAATGGCTATCATACGGGATACGACTTATAAAATGGTTTGCGCCAAATATAATCTGATTCTTTGATACCCGGAATAGTTCATGGAAGTATTCTTTTGATGGAGGTTCTTTGTCATTACCCGTATAGGATTTGTAATCTTTTGCCTTAATCAGGTTACTGCGGGTGTGATTTTTCTCTCCGCTCTCGCCAATTCCATAGGGGGGATCTACTATAGCCAATCCAAAATATTTATCTGGATATTGCCCCATCCCTACCATGCAATCCATATTAAAGAAACCATGTTCAGACATCTTCTTTCTCCATGTAAATTTCAGTTTAACTATTCTTCTCTATGGCAAGTATTCGTCAATTTTTTGTATACATCTTCGTATAATTCCTGTTTGTCCCCATTATACGTATACTCAGCATAAATACCGTCTCCACTAACCGAAGTTGAAGCTAAACACTTGTAGTTCTGTAAAGTCTTGCAAGCCCATACAATATAAACGTCATCCAAATCAATGCGTGTGCCTTTTGTCTCCACGTCACAGTTATACCAATCTACAAGTTTTCTTTTGCATACACTTTCAAAATGTTTCATTCCTGTTATAATCATATTTCCTGCTTTCTCCGACACTTGGCAGTCGGCAGCCAAATGCTAATTCGAGACTATGGGAAGAAACTGAAACATCCACGCCTCATCCATGATAGACACAATGTTCCCATCCTCATTAACAGCCAAAATCTCAAGTATTTTAGGCTTAATAATAGTCTCTCTATTTTCCCACGTTCCTTCCGGCATTCTTACCTCCATAAGCGCCACTGCATTTAATACCTTGTCTCCGTGGATTACCTTAAATCTACTCAAATCAATTCCCATACGCTGTTCCTTCCTCCAGTTCTCCCGGAAATCCTAATTTAATTGCCTTGGCAGTAGTTGTACTTATCAGCCTTATATTTACTATCCCTTTTAACAATATCACTCAATCCAAATCGCTTACCCGTAATACCACACTTTGCACATTTGTAGGTATCATACAGCCGTCCACCTCTTGACTGTGTAACCAGATTGGTCTTTTCCCACATATGCTGTATTTTGGGCAATGTGTCAATCTCTAATGGTTCTTCCCACATTTCAAGTATTTCCCTGGCTGGCTCTTGAGGACGCAATGTGTTGTTAAATCGCTGTATCATTTCCTTCAAATATATTTCTATATCAGTTTCATCAGATACTTCATATTTTTCTTCCCACACATACTCATTGTTTATACTTTTGCATTTCATACATGCTT